CGGATAACGTCATAAACAGATTGCCGGCCGCCGGTGATACGATCGAAAGACCTTGCCCGAGATCGGAGAAGGCCCCGTCAAGATCGCGACCTGCTCGGCGCATCTGCCTAAATCGCTTCGTCGTCGATACAACTTGTCGCTCGGTGCGTTTGAGGCCGGAGTTTAGCCCCGTAGACGACGCAGCGACGCGATCGAATTGTGTTGATGTCTGCTTTGCCTCTTGCGACGTATCGCGCAGGCCCTTCTCGGCTCTGTCGGTGTCGACGTTGAGAATGTATTGTACAACAGTATCGGCCATGATGATACTCCGGTGCGCGAGGCGTAGCTACTCTCTAGCATAGCACGATCGCGGGATCTTCACTACTGTATTTTTTCAGCCCGATAAAATGGGGATATAGTGCAATATGTAAAAATAATAAAGTTTTTCTTTACATATGCGTATTATACATATAAGATAAATAGTAAGCAATGAAGCTCAACAACAACGGAGAACAACAATGAGCAATGTTAAAACAATAGCCCGCCCATTTATGGGTAAAGACATGGTAGAGTGGGGCGTACTGTGCCCCACTCGACCGAAGAAGGGCGATCTCGTCCTCGTGACATCCCGCAAGGGGAAAATGTGGATCGCGATGATCCGGCACGTTGTACGAGAACACAACGGAGAGTTCGTAGCTCTCACTGACAAGGTGAAGATCACCAAGGATCTTGATGCTGAAAGTCGTCGTCAAGAATGGCTATACAATCAAGGTATAGATCCATTCTAGCCGATAATGTCGATGAAGTCAGCGAGAGAGATGGAGGGTTGAAGCCCTCCTTTTTTCGTGCTCTTGATAACGCGATTCAATCGCCGAGAACGGGCCATAACGCACTCCAAGCAAATCAATAGATCAGGCCAGTCTAAACGGGCGATCTCGCTTGGAAGTGTGCCGTATGTCCGCGCGATGATGTCGATTAGGTGTACGTAGTCCTCATCATCCGCGAAACGTCCTAAGTCTTTCGACAGCCTCCATATGACCGCGCATGGCTTTATTGAGTATCGCCGTTCGATCGCCGGCCGTCAGCATTCCAACCCACAGCATGTTCCGCTCGGCGTTCTGCTCCTCTTGCCGCAAAACGATCCGCATGTCTTCCCAAGTCTCGCCGCCGTCCATCGATGCCGATTTGATGACCTGACAAATGACTTTATTCTGTTGATCGCTGATCTGTCGAAGTTGCTCAGGCTTGAGCTTCTTCAAAAACGAGTACGCCCGATCGATCGCGTCGTCCGTCACGTCTTCGCCGCTTAGATCGTTGGTGAGGTTCTGCAAGTCTCGCAGGCTGTTCCCTCCAGCTTGCGAGACCTGCGAAACCAGAAGCGTTGAAGTGAGAGAAGCCGCTTCCGCCTCCGCTGGAGATAGGACGCGGCCACGAATGAGGATCTGATCTTCGAAGATTGACTCCTCGAAGAGTGAGGAAGTTTCGACTTTTTTTAAGAATTCTTTTAGCATATGATCTCCGTTGTTTAGGGGTAAATCATAGTATCGTGAAAAATATTTTTAGTCAAATATCATTTTAGTATTGACTATGCGTATAATGTATACTAAGATATAAGTGTAACCAACAACAACGGAGTCAACAATGAACAAGCAAAAGATCACAAAAAAACTAGAATTGCGCGCGCTAGCGCAAGCACAAAAGGCCTTTAGTCGAAGAGGCCTAGCTCTCTTACTAGCCGGAAAGATCAGTCACTCACAATTCGAGGACAAGACATCCGCGAGCGCCGAGGCGCTCGCGCAACACTTCTCCAAGTATGAGGATTGCTTTCGTTCTCGACAGCGATTTCTGATGGCTATCGCTGACGCCAAGAGCCCGCAGAGTCTTTGGGACTGGTGCGTATCCCATGCCTTTGACGGAGACATGAAGGTGTACTCTTACTACAAGGAGGACAAAGCAGAAATCCAAAGGATATACACTGAGGCAGCGGAAAGAGTTGCAAAGAGTATCTAAACAACCAACAAGAGAAGGCCCGCATCATCAGCGGGCCTTTTTCATTTTAGGATCTTTATATTTGCCGGTCGAGCAACGATCATGCGCCCCGCAAAGCGAAAGCATAGAAAGCCACGATCCTCGACCACGAAAACAGCCCAGAACGGCTCCGGCTCGTCTGTCCATTGTACGAGGTAGGATACGCCCTCTCGAAGCGCTGAGCGGGCGATTTGCGTGTCTTGCATTGGTTATCCGATAGTAGCGGAGGCGTTGCCGTTCTTGATCTCGATCGTTAGTCCAGCATCAGAAGACGACGCAAGACCGCGAATGTCAAAGGTGCGCTCGACGCGTCCGAACGAGGTTACGCCGTCAGAATAGTTTTCTATCACTGCATTTGTGAGCGTGAATATGACGTGATGATCGCCGTTTGCGGTGCTCGTAAACTTGATTGATACAGTTCCTTTGCTTCCGGCGAGCTGAGAGGCTAAGACGTCGTTGTCGTCCATATCAGCAGTGATCGACATGACAACCTCACGGACATCGCTGATCACCGGTTGTGAGGTCAACTTAGATCCGAGAACGTTCTTACGCTCTAATTTGTTATCAAGTGACAACTCTAAGGATCTGATCTCAAATGTTGACGGAGACAGCGTTCCGCCGAGCGCGATTGCTTCGGCTTCGAAGTGCAGAACACTGTCTCCAGTTGGAAAAGAGCTGGTGATATTTGTGGTTCTGGATCCTGAATCTTGCCCGATCAGATCAAAGGAGGCGGTCATTTCTTCGCCGGCCGCACAAGAGATCGACATTGACGACACCATAACGCCGGTGAACTGTTCCATTGAGTTGTTCAGATTCGATCCGCGCTGAAATTGTATAGTGTAAGATGGCAGCGAGAATGACGGGCTGAATGTATGAACATAGAACGATCCAACAGATCCAGTTGTAACAGATCCAAGAGCGCCTTCTATCAGCATTCCGCTTCCGTTGTACTGGATAGGGATGTCAACAGTCCCGCCGGAGTTTCGGAACGCGTCAAACGTCGACGCAAGCATGCCCGTTGCTGGCACAGATAGATTAGTCTTGCGCGGTCGATCTTGTGACGTTTGCAGCGTTGAGCTGTTGAGCCGCAGATCGGCTTGTTGTGCGCTCGTTGTGTTAGCGGTCCCGTACGCTGACTCTTTTGCGCATCGAAGGAATGCATTAAAACCGAATAATGTTGCCATGTGTCACCTCTAGCTAGGTAGTAGATTCTTCACTCGCAATATAGCACGAGATTGAATTGATTGTTTTTCTGTTGTAAAGATTTCGATAGCGATCGCGTAATCTGTGCCGCTGTCGCCGGCTTTGTATCTTGCGCGGACGAAGTTATTGCCCAGTCTCGTGTCGCCCGTATCATATCGCGCGGTAGAGTTCGATCCGCTTGAATCGAAGCTAAAGACCTGAACATAATCGATCTCTTCAAGATTCGTGCGGTTGTTGTAGTTCTCCAACGCTCGCCCGAGAAAGCCGGAGGTCATAAAGAACACGTCAACAGCATCGTCGGAGGCCTTATTAAAAGACGAAATCGGGGCATCTGTGGCACTTTGCCCGCCTGATGAAGGTACTACTCTAGCGAATGGCGCTTCAAGTAAAATATAGCCATCCTTGGCGCTTGAGATCGTTACTGATGATGTGTGATCCGTTGTCTCGTTTGCGTTGCCGTAATAAACCCACAGCAAATTCATGCTGTTGTCGTGGTTGGAGGCGTAGCCGTCAACCTGCAATTTGAGTGTTCGCGTCGAGTAGTTTGCGCCTGATTTATGGGCAAATGTTAACAACGTGCCGCTCGGGTCGGTGACAACTATATCTTTCATATCTGATTTGATCTCATCCCAGAAAGCATCCCATGTTTTCGGGATCTCGATCTCAATGTCGATTGTTGCTGAGGTGCCAGATCCGCCGAAGACATCAACGCCGACAGCCTGCCGCCTTTTGTAGCTCTTGTCGTACCAGCCCATATCAGATCCCCGTCTTGCTTTGAAAAGGTGTTGTTACTTCAATGTATCCGATCCCGATGTTATCGAGGCCGAAGCGGTCACCGTCGAGCGCTGTAAACTGACATAACACGTCGTCGATAACACCGCCGCCCAGTCCGAGGAATCGATCAGCGGTCAAGTTCTCAATCACGTCGGAACATAGATTCATTGCCGATCTTGCGCGCTCGCTTTGGTCATTTCCGGCAACAAATAAATATATCTCGTAGCGTGGAACCATCCGATAACGCCCAAGTGTCGGCCCGTGCTCAGAAGTGAAATCGAGAAAGAACGTACAGCCGAACGGCACGAACGGCGGCTCCGCAACAGATCCCAGAATGACTCTATCAGTCATATTGAGCGCACTTGATCCACTGGAAAAGTCAGTGGCGATCTTGCCCTTGATTGCGTCAAGAATACGATACACACGAGAGTCAGCCATCACTTCTCCCAAGTAGGACGGCTGTAACGACTTTGCGGATCTCAGGAATGAGCTTCTCTTTTTCGGCTTCGACGGACCGCCCAAGGAATAGACGCGGCGTTATCTTGTTGCGTTTTTTTGTGCCAAACTCAATAAACTTGGCATAGTTTACATCGGCTCCGCGAAACTGTCCGCCGGCCTGCAAAAACGCCGCCGGTCGCCCGTTGAAGAATCCGGCGTTGCCTGCAATCGACTGACGAAGCCGGCCTGTTTGATTGTTGAATCTGGAGAACGTACGATCTTTCGAACGGCCCTCCATCCGAAGCGCTGAAATCTTCAACTGCTTCTCCAAACGGGTTAACAGTTGGCTCTTAGAGCGCTCTAAATTGCGCCTGAAGTCATCGAGTGTCAATTGTTGCGCCATTACATCACCATAGCGGAGGAGCGCAACGGATACAGGATCTCTTTAACTTCGTGAGGCATTGTTTTCTTAGAGAATTTCGTTGTTGCGTCTCGCTGTCCTTGGCTGTCTTTTCCTTGATTGCTCTTTTGTCTGTGCAGTTGGCTCGCAAATACACAGATTGCATGTTCAAGATCGGCCGGTGCTGTCGCATATCCGGCGGAGACTACAACTTTATTTCCACGAAAGGCAGTTACAAA